TTTCTAGATTGTCAAGTCTTGACTCCATGCGCTCAATGGTTAGAGTGAGCGCATGGAGCAAGCAACAGAAGCAAAACGACCACGACGAACCAACCGAGAACGCGCAGGCGGTAAGGTTGACAAGGTCGTCAATATTAAGGTGGACTTCGAGCGCAAACCAGGGGGGCTGGGTTGCAAGATCAACGGGCTTATTAAACGCGCGTTAGAACGAGTGAGCGAATGATGCGCGCTTACGGATCAAAAAAGGCATCCCGCCCATATGAGCGCATCCATACTGTGCATGGCGTGCACGCATGCGGAGAATGCTGTGGATTTAACAGAGTAAAAACAAAAGCGCGCAGGTCTGTTGAAAAAAACAGAGCCGGGGCTCTACTCCGAGAGTCCGCCTGCGATGGCTGACGTTTCGAAGCTCGCCGCGAAATCTGGGATCGGTGTTGATCGCGTTGTTGCGCTTACAGGCGATAACAGGAGCGCGCTCAAACGACGTGGCGCGGATGACGCTATACTTGCTGCGATGGGAGACGGCGCAAGCGATAGCGAGAGCTTGGCTATGCTCAGCGAGATGATCCTATCATTGCGGAAAGCATTCAACAGCGCCAGCGAATCGTTGGATTTTAAATCGCTCGGCGAGTTGTCGCAGGCGATCAATCGATGCGTAAAACAGCGCGCAGATGTAGAGGGGCGCATAGCAGCGCGTAAAGCCGCATCTGCGCTCGATACCGCTGACGATGGCGGATATAGCGGGATCTTGAGCGAAATAGAGGAGATGAAACGCAATGAGCGCGCGAAATCAGAGTGAACAAGAGCGCGCTCGTGAGGCGCTTATGCTTCGCATGATCGAAGCTGTTGAGCGCATGTTCGATGACGATGGCGACGATGATGATGACTTCATGGACGACATCAAGGACCTAGAATGAGCGCACGAGACATCACCAAGCTGACCGTGCTCGAATGGCGCGAAAGGCCGGACTATTTCGCCGAGACGGCGTTTGAGTTCGGACATGCGCGCAAGAAGATTCGCCTATGGAGCAAGCAACGCGAGTTTATGCGAGCCGTGGCATCATATGATCACGTGAGCGCGCGTTCAGGCCATAAGACGGGGAAGTCCTTTTCGTGTGCAATGTTAGCATGGTATTGGACTATGTGCTATGCTGACTCTAGAGTGATAATGATAGCGCCATCATATAAACAGCTTAATAACATATTATGGACCGACGTTAAGCGCGTTGGCAACTCTATGGTTGTATCATCTGGAGCGCGCATATATCAGTCGGTAGCGGATGGCGTGAAATATCCGGACGGGAGATCGATATTTGGCTTTACAGGCAATACCAAACGAGAGCAGGCCGCAGGGTTTTCTGGCAAAATACTATACATATGTGATGAAGCTAGCGGGTTATCTAATGACATATTGGATGTCGTTAGTACTGTACCTAATGGTAAAGTTGTTTGCATATCAAATCCAACGATACCATATGGAGGATTTTACCAACAGCATCAACCTGGGAGCTCGTGGAAAACTATACATCTGTCCAGTCTAGACGCTGCGCGCGAAAACGTGCGCGAGAATGGAACATGGCGCTACGAGAATCTGGCGAACATGGATTGGATCGATAGGTGCAGACAGGACTACCAAGAGGGATCTTACTTCTGGAACGTGCGCGTTGAGGGAAACTTTCCCTCGTCCTCGCTTGATACGGTGATTACGAATCAGGTTGCGCTTGCTGCGCTCAATCGAACCAACGTCTCCATGGAGGGCGACGTACATATTGGCGTCGACGTTGCGCGATTTGGCGAGGACTCAAGCGCCATGGCTGTCCGCCTGGGGTATCATGTCGAAAAGATCCGCTCGTATAAAAAGGAAGACAACGTTCAGATCGCAGCGCGCGTAGGCTCAGAGATCGAGCGATGGCTGCGCGATACTTGCCTGCGTGTACACGTCAAGATCGACTGCACCAATGGCGGCGGCGTGTTTGACATCCTACGCGATCGCTACAAATACGAGCCACGTATAAACCTCGTGAGCGTGATGTACCAATCATCGAGCACGTCGCCGCACTATGTGCGCATGCGCGATCAACTGTGGTTTGACCTTGCGGCATGGCTTGAGAGCGCTTCGATTCCGCAGAAGGACATCGCCGACGAAGTGCGCTCACAGCTCATTTGCGCGCGTTTCTCCTACTCCCCCGACGGCAAGCGCAAGGTTGAATCGAAAGACGAACTCAAGAAACGCGTGCATAAATCGCCTGACATCGCCGATGCTCTGGCGCTATGCGTGCATCATATCGACCTAGGCGATACGGTATGCGCTGCTATGGCGCAAACGTGGGACAGTTGACAGAGGAGATGAAAAATGAACCATGGAGACGTTGTGAGACATAAGAGCGGAGGCCCGTTAATGCTCGTTGAATCCGTTCATTTGGAGCGAGCTCGTGTAGCCTGGATCGACGAAAGAGGGCTGGTTTACAGGTCAGAATTCAATGTCACGAGCCTAAGGCTGCGCATATTGTGGCAATGGTTGGCCAGTCGTCAGTTTGTGAGATTTCACAAATCTTTTTGGTCTAAGCTATTTCCCAATTGACATCTGCGTTCGGAACTTTTTTATTTGACATCTGCGCGCACTCATAGCAAAGTGCGCGTATGGTGGAACTGGCACCGTTTACCGCAACGATTACATGGACACCGTCTACGGTTAAATCTGCCGAAACGCTTGCCGATGCTGGTAACTTTGTTATGTGCGCAGACCTTGCGGAGTGGATTAGCTCCAAAGATCTGCGCGTAGCTAGTGCGCTTACGACTCGAATCAAAGCTCCTATGGTTCTTGACTGGCACGATGACGCGAAAGAGATCGGCAAGATCTGGAACAACATTTGCCCGTTCGAAGAAGAAGTATCCATAAAGCGTGATATGCTTATGCAAGGGTTCTGTCTTGTCGAGACTGTTCCAACTCGTATAATGGGTGTTACATATCCTAGATTATATAGGCAGAACGCAAGGTTTTTGCGGTACGATAAAATGAACGATAAGTGGTTTTTCCGCACTGCAAAAGGCGAGATCGAGCTCAATATCGGCGGCGGCCGTTGGTCTATCCTATCAACGGAAAGCCGTGAACGTCCGTGGGTCTATGGGTTGTATCGATCGCTATCTCGCTGGGTATTGCTGACACAGTATGCGCTCGATGACTGCGGCAACTACTCCAATAGACACGGCACAGGGATCTTTGTGCTCAATAGCGCTGAAGGAGATCGACGAAAAGCCACGGTCGAAAGCCTGCGCTCGATGGGCAGAAATGGCGTTATTGGCCTTGTCGGAGAAGATAAGCTTGCGCTCTTGGAGGCGCAGGCTAAGACGTATGAGGTTTTTTTCGAGCAGATGAAGATCGCGCAGCAAGAGATTTCGATTGGAATCGTTGGTGCAAACCTTGGCATGCAGGCGAGCGCAGGGACTGGTCAAGTTGCGAGCGTCCACATGGAGGCCACAACAATGCGCTGGGCGATAGATAACAAGGCTTTTGGATCTTGCGTGCACTCTCAGATCTTGGCGCCTTTTGGTGCAAGATTTGGTTACGAATATCAGGTGCCATTGCGAGATATGGACGATATCGAAGATGATCGCATCGAAGCTGCAGCGCGCCAGAGTAACAGCCAAGCGCTTGTTGGGGCTATAGGCGCAGGTGTAAAGATCTCTCAAGCTGAAGCGCGAGAGCTGATGCTCTTGGAGCCAACCGGAGACGAGACCACGATTGAGACAACGAGCGAGACGAGCGCAAACGGTACACAATGAAGACCATTACAAGATACGCGCAAACGCCAGAGCAAGAATTCACCGATGACAGATCGATTCAGTTTGTGTTTTCGACAGAAGACCTTGACTCTCATGGGTCTATAATCTCGCAAGATTGGGACCTATCGCGCTATGTTGCCGGAGGGTCTCCTGTGTTTTTTAACCATGACGCCAGTATCCCCGTCGGCACGGCGGAAAGCGTGCGCGTAGAGGCCGGGCAACTCGTTGGAGGCGTGAGGTTTCTTACGGATGATCTAAATCCTCTTGCGGAACGACTCTATCAGTTGTATAAGCGCAAGCTTATGCGAGGTGCGTCCATACGCGCCACTTCAGATCGCGCAGAGTGGATAGACAAGAACAAAGGCACTTACAGATTGAGCGGAAACACGCTTTTGGAAATATCGTTGACTGGGTTGCCTTCGAATCCGAATAGCCTTTCGAGGTCAGAACAAGGAGAACGCATGAATTTGGATGAATTGTTTTCAGAAATTGCCGCGGCGCTTTCGTGCGCTCCGTCACACGATGCTGTGCTAGGTGCCGTGCGCGCAGTCAAAACAGAAGCAGATGCTGTGCGTGCAAAGCTCGAAGCTTTCGAGCGCTCGGCAAGTGATCGTGAAAGCGCAGATCTAAAGGCGCAAATCGAATCGTTGCCCATCGAAAGATCGGTGCGCGAATGGCTTGGGAAGCAATCTACAGAGTGCGTGCGCTCGTTTATAGAGCATGCGCCTAAAGCAAGCGCTCCAACGCGTACTCCTGTCGAAGGGAGCTCTCTTGAAGGGCGCTTTGAGGGGCTTACGGTTGAAGAACTTGCTGCTAAAAATGATGCGATGCAACTTCGTAGATGTTATCAGGCGGATCGGGACATGTGGCTGCGCGTGCGTGCAGTGGAGGTTAAATAATGGCAACTACGACTCAATCAAATGTATTTTTACCCGAGCTCTTGGCCGAAGCTGTCAAGACAGAGATGGGCAAAGCCGACGCGTTTACAAGCGCGCGCATGGCTTCCTATGCGGTCATCAAGACAGACATGCCCGAAGGCCCTGGATCTATCGGAAAAGAGGTCCGAATTCCGCACATCTCTATGATCGGCAACTATACCGATCTAAATGACGGCGTGGATATCACTCCTCGATCGATCGCCTCCGATTACACTACAGCAAGCGTTGCTCGCGCTGGTCTTGCGCTAGACGTTACCACATGGGCAAACGATGCAAGCCCTGCATTGACTCCTGAGCAAGCATTCGCAAAACAATGGGTGCAAAAGCTCAACAAAAAGATCGATACAACCCTTATGAGCGCTGCTGTTGCATCATCTGGGATGCCGACAAGTCAAGTGATCGACTCTTACAGCGCAACAACTCCAGTTTACGCGAATTATGACTCGTTTGTTGACCTCAAGGGCACTCTAAACGATCGAGAATTCGAGCGATACGGCCTTTTGATGCACTCAAAAGTCGCAACTCAGTTGCGCAAAACCAAGGATTCCGTAGGCCGAAATATCGATTTATGGAGCCTTTTGCCATCGTTGTTTGATAATCGTCTTGATATAGTCATATCGGATCGTTGCGCGATCTCGGACGGCACCTTTGTGGTAACAGAATCAGGCACTACTCCGCCAGATGTTACGCTCACAGGCACACCCAACCGACGTATCAATTTCCGCATGGAATGCACTACACTTGGAGCTCGAGGAACTGCGGTTGTGCGAACGTCAATCAATGGCGGATTGACATGGAAAACAGGGATTACCACTGCTGCAACATTCAGTCTGCTCGATCCTGACGATGACGACGCAAGCACTGGCGTTACAGTAAACTACGAAAACGCAAGCGCCGCCGTCAATAACGTTTGGACCGCAACAGGCACCCAAAAGGCAGCAACTGTGTTGCTCGCGCCAAAGAGCCTTGCGTTCTGGATGAACGGATCGCTTGTCGCTCCAGAGTATGAGCGCAAAGTGCTAGGAGATCGCAAGATCTGGGCTAGTAATCTATACTATGCTAGCGCGCGCTTTACGCACGACTACGAAAACGAGCGGCGTCCAGATGTTGCACTCCTTTACACGAATATTCCGGTGTAAAAATGCCCAACATCATAGACGCAAAACCTATCCAGTTGCCCAATTCGCAGATCGTAGACGCAAACAATCGAGTCCAACCGTATTGGTCTCGCACTCTCGCAACCTCTATGGCCTCCGGACTTGCATCGAGCGATATCATCGATATGGGGACCACGCGTAATCTGCGCGCAACGCTCGATATCAGCGCAGTTACTGGCACAAACCCAACTCTTGACGTGTCGTTTATCCACTCCGCGGACTGCAAAAGTTGGACTGCGCTTGGATCTGCGCTAACTCAGGAGACTGGAGCGTTTGGGTCTGTAAGCGCCGTAACGAGCTCAGGGACAACTCCTCCTGCGCTCACCCTGTCAGGCACTGCCGTCCGCGAGTGTAATTTTAAGGCAACTGTGGACACAGCAGGCGCGCGCGGTACTGCGGTACTCAAGATCGCGCTCGATGGAGGTCGATGGTATTATCTCAATTGGACAACTGCAGCCTCCTATTTGCTGTTGGACGAGGACGGAGTGTCGACAGGCGTAACGCTCGCATACGCAAACGCATCTGCGAACGCTGATAATGTTTGGACATGGCGCACGCTAGGCCGTCAACGTGTCGCGCTAGGCCCGTGTAACAGGTTCGTCCGAGCGATCTACGCCGTTGGGGGTACAGATACCCCAGCGTTTACAGGTCGGTTAGGGATCGAGATCTAATATGGCAGCACCTACCGCAGATCAATGCGCACCAGGGGCAAGAGCTGACGTTTCGATCACGTCTGCTCTTAAATATGCGTCATATGATGCCGGGAGCGACACCAAGCTGCTCCCGTTTCCGAGCAGGCGGATCATTACCTCCGTTGACATGACGCTTGCCGTTGTGTTGATGGATGGGGCTACCGTTTCGTGGGCTTGTTGGGAGAAAATCCCAGAAGATATCGTATGCAAACAGATCATGAGCACAGGATCAACGCTCAATTCAGGCACAATCAAGGTCTATTTCTAAATGGCAAGCTACGCAACGCGCGCAGAACTCGAGAAATACGGAGTCGATGCGGAAATCATTTCCGACGTCTCAAACGATGACGTTGACGATATTTTGGAGGCCGTCTCGCGCGTTGCCGACTCGTATTTGTCCCATCGATACGCGTTGCCGCTCGTGTCGTTTGGCGCAGATTTGACAATAAACGTGTGCGAAATAGCATCATTTAGGCTATTGGTTTCGAAGAAGCTCCTCGCACCAATGACCAACGACTACGAGGTCTGGCGCGATAGAGCCGATGCAGCTACGCGCTGGTTTGAGGGCATAACCAAAGGCCATATTTGTCCAACAGGCATCGTGAGCGCAACCCCTGCAAGCGACGGCCTAAGCATTGTTGTTAGTGACACACAGGTGATCTGGTGAGAGCGCGATTATCGTACGACATCGGGCAGCTGAATTCGCTCAAGCGCGCGATCGCTGGCATGCACGGGAAAACTCCACTTAAGCGCGCGGCAAACGAGATCTTTTCGAAAAACGTAGAGACGATACGCGCAGGGACGGCTCCAAGCGGTAGACGATGGAGACTCACTGAAGACAAGACGATTGCGCTTAGATGGGTTTCGATTAGGTTGATGGTTAAGCCAGACTCTTTTTACATAACCTCTAACAACGATCGACCTCACAACTATGGATTTAAAATGCATGGGAGAGGGAAAAAGACCGTCAAAAGACCCATAATACCAGGCACGAAACTGCCTAAAAAATGGCAAGAACACATCGAAAAAATATTCAAAACTTATGCTATGAGTCTAGTGGGTAAACGTGGCAACGTCAAATAAAAACGTCTATAATAGACCGTATGCATTCGTTGATGCCATAACTCCAAAACTCATCTCGATGGGTTTCGAGGTCTTGTCAGGCGAGCATAAAACGAGACAAGCGAAGACCAAAAAATCTGTTACTTTTGAGATCGTTGGAGCGCCTGAAATCGTTGCCACGAGCGAAGTACTTTTGGCGCGCACACAGTTTGACATCACGGTTAAAGCCGTCGGAAACCATGGATCTGTGTCTGTTACGACCAAATCGAACGCGCTTAGTCCTAACGTCACGTTTGGCGGGACGTTGATCAACCAATCGAGCACTGGATACAGAGCCGAGATCACCAAGTCTGGAGCGCTCGGGACTTCCGAAGTGCGCTTTAGTTGCGATGGACTCAATTGGTCCACTCAGCAACTCACTGCGGCAAGCATTGCCGTCCCTGACACGGGCCTTGTTTACGTGCGCTCTATTGTGTCTGGCACGTCGATTACATGCGCTTTTGAGGCAGGAAACTACACAGTCGGCGATCTATACACCGCCAACTATACGCGCAAGACACGCGATCAAGATGCTGTGTGGTTTGCAATGGGGCAGGTCTTGAAGGCTTGCCGTAGGGCTACAGGAGACATACGAGCTTCGTCTTTGACCACGAGCGCAGAATCTGGGTCTGGAATTAGCGAGGGAAGTTTGTTAATAATGCGATGCGAATTTGATGTTCTTATGGATCTTTTCGACGAGGGCGAATATGTCAACGTGACAGACGTTGCCTTGACAGGAGTGACAGCCACATGACTATAGAGGTAAAAAATGGCAGCACCTAACGCAACAGGTACTTTGAGCGCAGGAAGAGCAGCCCCTGCTGGGTTTGCGGGATCTGGAGTAATAGCGATTGTTGGCCCGTACTCCAACACTGGCACAGCAAACGTGCCAGTAGCTATCGGAAACATGCCTTTGTCAACAATAGCAACGTTGATCGGAGGTCACGAACTCGGTAAAGCCGTTGCGCGCGCTGCTACAGCGCAGGGATGGCGCAAAATCATAGCTGTTCCAGCAACCGCAACCAATGGATCGTCGAGCGCAGTTACACAGTCAGGCGCAGGACCGCTCGTAACGCTCTCGGGCAATCCATTGTGCCACTACAAGATCAAGGTCGAGATTTTGCTCGGAGGTGCGCGAGGAACTGCAACTTTCCGCTACTCCCTAGACGATGGGTATACGTGGTCCGGAACAATAGCGACTGCGGCAACCTATCTGATGTATGACGGGTCGTTTTCAACTGGCGTTACGCTCAATTTTGCCACTGGCACCAACTACGTGCTGGGCGAGATTTACAGCGCTACGAGCACAGGGCCAACGGTTTCGACTACGAATCTTGGAACCGCGATGACAGCTTTACGCGCATCCGGACACGATTTTGATTGCGTAATCGTGCTGACAACGCACGCAGGAGCAACCGATGCCGATCGGTCAACCGCATGGAGCACGTACTACGGCGCAGCGGTAACCGAGATCAACGCGATGTTCAGCGCAAATAAACCTGCGTTTATAGTCATCCCTGGTCCTGGTCCTGTGTCAACCGCAACTCCTAGCGATATCACCACATGGGGCAACGCTTTCCGTGCAGCGGCTTTGGCTGTTACGCGCAACCGTCAAGTCATCTCTGTCGGTGGCCCAGGTCTATTGACTGACTCCATAGGCGGCAAGCTGCGAACGCTCTATCCAACACTGATCCAAGAGGCCGCGCGTAAACTAGGGTCTGAAGCTCTTGACCATGATCTTGGTGCGCGAGGGCAAAACGGGGAATATGCGCTCGAAGCTTCGCCGGTTTACGACGAATATGCGTTTGCGCTCCTAGATGACGCCTCAATCGTTACCACTGTTTTCGATGGCCAATGGTTTTTCAGCGCAGGTCGAACTCACTCGATCGAATCGTTTTACGATCGAATATGTAACGTGCGCATAGCTAATTTGATCTATCGATTGGCGCGCAGACAGCTCCAGACATGGTTAAATGAGCCTATTAAGCGCAATAAGGCCGATGACGTAGCAGATAATGATGCGCTCATACTCAACGCGCCATCGCCCGCCGCAGCAGCTCACGTTGGCGCCAATGTGTCAGCGTACGTCAACCAGGGTGTGCGAGGATTGACCGATGGAGACTGCTCGTTTGTGGTCGATCAAACCTATGCGAGCAATGGCCTGCGCGGAGAAGTCGTTTTTCCTGCGAAAAACTACACAGAATCAATAACATTTACCGTTGTGGCGGAGTAAAAACATGGCAAGCGGTACCATCCGAAACCCAGCAATTCTGTACCTAGGTCAAGACAATTATGACTATGCCTGGGTAAACGCGTTTACCCTTGGCGGAGTTGCGATCGTTGGCAGATCGGTGTCAATCGAGTATGCAAACGACGTAAAAAACGACGATCTTGGCTCAGGCATTCCGCTCCAAGCGAGCGCTGGCGTTTTTTCCACATCGCTATCGATGGAGATTCACGCGCTCTCATGGCAGCAGTTTAAGCGCTCTGTAAAGCGCTTCATGAGCTCGTCAGGGCAGATCTTCTTGTCGATTGCGCCACCTGGTCAGCAAACGTTGACATACGGATTCACATTTCAGAGGATCCTGTCAGTTTCTCAGGAGTATAAGACCAATGAGGGGCTTTATGTCACTGTCAAGCCAAATATTATCGGTGTGCCCCTTGAAAATGGCGAGCCGGTGATTTAACATAGGCGCATGGATTCCATGAGCAAACATGCGTGCATCAATCGTGTCAAGATTCAGTACGACGGCTACGAAACTGTGGCCGTCTCTGCTGATAATGGTCCATTTTTGCTTCCGATTCTCGGAGATGACCGCACGATCTCGTTCTCTGAGTTGCCAAAAGACTTTGAGAACGTGCTCGAAAGTGAGCTAGAATTCACTGTCACGTTACCGCGCGGGGCGCACTCAAGGGCTAAAAATACGCGCATCAAGCAAGCCGCGCTAGATATAGGCGAAGAGGAACGAGGGAAAAGTACGTTGGAGCTGTTCGATCTTGTGATCAAGGAGCTGTGTTGCTCGCATAAATCGCACGAGATCGAACAGATATATGATGCGCATTTTGATCTGCTCACTGTTTTAGGCCCTGTTATGTTGGGTCTGTTTGTCAACTCCAAAAAAAAGCCTACGCCCCCCCTCCGATAACGATCGAGGTTGCCGAGATATGTGAGCTTCTACTAGCCCCGGGGGAGCTCGCCAGGTCAGCGAGAGCAGATGCGATCGAGTCGCTAATAGCCGGAGACAGGTCATACAGCGCGCAAGCAGGGGCTCTTTGGATAGCGGACATTTTGTACTCACTATGCTCTAGAGGTCAATGATGGAGTCGATAAAATTCACGTTTGAGCTCATAGACCAGTTTACAGGCAAAGCGCGCAAGATTACCGCGTCTCTTGACTCAATCGACAAGAGCGCCAAAAAAGCATCGAAATCGGCAGCTTCTTGGGGAAAGTCGTTAAGCGAAGGGCTTGGCTCTGTCTCCTCCGCGATTAAGTTTGGCGGGGGGATTATCGCTGCGGTAAGTGCGCTTTCTGTCGTAGGTGGCAAATTTGCCGCAGATGCGATGGATTTTCGCGATGGCATATTGACTGCCTACCAAGCGCTTGGAGAAACCAAGGAAAATTCGCGCGCAATATTCGACCGCATACGCGTTCTAGGCGACAAAACGGCGTTTTCTACCGAGCAAATGGCGCAGGCTATCACTGGATTCCGTCAGCAAGGCATGCGTCAAGACGTGAGCGAAAAACTAGCGCTTGCCGTTAGTGACATCGCTTCGGTTGCCGTTGACAAGAATCTTAAGCTCGAGCAATTGCAGACGATGATCACCAAAACCTCAGGCATGGGGTTTTTATCGCTTGACGCGCTTGGCGAGTCTAAAATTACTGTCCCAGTATTGACAGCGATAGCCAAGAGTAAGAATCTTACAGCAGATCAAGTGCATAAGCTCATAGCGGCCAAAAAGCTTGGCACTAGAGATCTTGCCGCTGCCCTCACGTCACTTGCAACAAACGACGGCAAGCGCGCGTTAGGCGAGGTGTCAGAGCAAATAGGCCTAGGCACGATAGGAGGGCAAATCGAGTCGCTAAAAGGCCAAATCAAAGGCATTTTTTACGATGAGGATTCGAAGCCATTCGTTGAAGATCTTAAACAGGTCAACTCGTGGCTAGCTAGCGCGCTGCCTACGCTCAAGGCGCTTGGAGGCGAGTTTTCGAATGCATTTATGCCTGTCATTGACTCCGCAACGTGGCTCATCGGCGACATGATCAAGACTTTTGGCGGATGGCCTGCCCTCGCCAAGCGCGTTGGCTCGTCGATGCGCGTAATAGGTACGATCCTCGGAGTAGTGTTTGGCGCTGGGGCGCTGCTTGTGTATGGGTTCGTGGAGGCTATAAACGCGCTTTCGATGGCGATCGAATGGATCGCAAGCAATGCGCTTCCAACGTTATTCGATGGCAAAACGTACGAGAAGATGGGCCAGTGGATCGCAGATCTTGGCAAAGCTGCGTATGATGCTGCAGGTAGTGTTACGTCGTTTATCACTGGAGATACAGCGCCAAATGCTGCAGGAGCTCCTGCTGTGAGCGCGCCAGTGGCGCCAAACCTATCAGGACAGATCGGGCAATCTGTGGGAAACAGCACTGTGGCAAATAACAGCTATATTGCGCCAAATATCACCATGAACATCACTGGCGGATCTGGCACTCCTCAAGAGCAAGCGCAGGCTAATGCAAGCGCGCTAAACGGCACAATGCGCAATCTGGCGTGGATGTGAGGGCAAGATGACTGACATAAGCGCGTCTTGGGCGGACAGAATGAATGAGCGCTCACGTGATAGCGGAGGGATCCAGCCTATAATCACGCCAAAAGCGCAGCCACCCACTCCAGACTCGATGGATTTTACGGGTATCGTTGGCACAGATCGAGACACTACTCTGCCAACGCAAGACCTGGCGGCATGGCTCCCAGTGATAGGGGGCGCTAAAGTGCCGTTTAACCTAGGTTGCAAAGTCGACGTCGAAGCAGGGTCTCGCTGGGAATCCCCTTCGCAGCGAGGAAAAACACCTACGCGCACGTTTTTGAGCAAAGAGCTGGCGAAGATATCGATCAAGATGTACGCGCTCAAGAAAAACACAGAGTCGAATCAAGTGGCTTTGCTCTATGGGTGGATAGATAAATTTGTGCGAGCCAAAAACACTGGTGCGATAGTCTCGATCGAGCATCCGCTCACGATTGCCGTTGGAGCTAAATCCATGACCATTAAAAACATCGCAGGGTCGTATAACAGCTCAGAGCAGCGCGTAGAATTCGATATCGACTGCGAGGAGTGGGCTCCGTCTCCGATCGTGTCAACAGAAAAAACGCCAGAGAATAAAGACGTCGTCATTGACTCGCCCACGATCAACTACGAGAAACCATCGGCAGAAGCGTACGCGAAAGCAATTCCAGTGGGGTATGGGCAATGAACCTAAACGGCGTTGGCTTGGCAAATGGGGTGTTTGAGTGCGACCAAATCGGGTGGTTTTGCGATTTCGAAGCCATTGTCGATGGTCAATTTGTCGTAGGCGCACCGGCAACCCTCACAACGGCAAGCACGGCGCTCGTTGGCCATTTTGTCAGGTATGATACGATCACGCAGCAAGGCTTGATCCGTTGCGGTCCTGCCAAGCTTTTTGAGAGCATCCCAGCGCGTTGGGTTGACGCGAGTTTGCGCGCTGTGATGATGATTTTGGGCATCGATAGCGAGCAGCAGGATCCTGGGCGAGTGGTATCGATGCTGATACCAGCAGGCACCCGTTTGGACGCGTGCAAGCGCATAGCTAGCGCCATAAACACGCCCTATCGTGTGCTCCCAAATGGCAAGGTTTTTTTCGGTGAATCCGACCCAATCGAGGTCGATCCATCGCTCGTGTTTGATGAAGATCATAGCTCTGGACAGGTCTCTATCCGTGGGTTTGCGATGCTCCCGATGTCGCTTGCCGGCAATCAGCATCGTGTCGTACGAGCGATCTACGATGCATCAACGGACTCCACGCGCGTCGATTTTGCTCCAGAGAGCGATACGCTCGATCTGTTGTTATCGTCAGTTGCGCGCAGGGTTGGCGACGTTAAGATCAAGCATGGGACAATCGAAGCACAGAATGGTAACTTTTGCTCTGTGTTTATCGATGGAGTCTCGTGCAAGCGCGTTCAAGTCGCTTGGGGATTGCCCGGCATAGTCGCAACGTTTGCACCAGGGGCAACGGTGGTTTGTTGCCAAATCGACGCAACTCCGTACGTGATAGGGTGGCGCACGTCTGACATAACGAGCGTAACGATAGCCAACGGAACGGACAGCCTATCTTTGAGCGCACCAATCGAGCAATTCATGCGCGACGTTGTGAGCGCGCTTGATAAAATAAAAACACACACTCATAAAGTTGCTTCTGCCGAAGCTGCGGCGTCGACTGACCTCACAAAAATGTCAGTTGTACCAATGCCAATCAAATCCATAGTAAGGAGTATGTAAAATGGATAACTACGGTTATGGTGTGGACATCGCAATGATTTTTCAGGACGGGCAAGGTGATTTAGACCCAAATCTTACTCTGGTTTCTGGTCCAATTGTCGTAGCACAGTCTCTGTATATCGACTGCATGGCTGTCAAAGGATCGATCATCGGAGATAGATCCGCAGGGGCAGGGCTTGGTGTGTTGCCGAACAGTCCGATCAAGGAAAACGAAATCAAGGCCGCCATCTATAACCGCGCAATGTCTGATGATCGCGTTGTGAGCGCAGTTGTTGACGTAAAAAAAACTGGGTCAAGTTACGAATTTCAACTCAACGCGCGTCTAATCGGAGGTAGCTCTATTGCTATCTCCGAGCAGGGCGTGCTATAGGTGCACCAATGGCGATTGATCTAGAGACTCTCGTGACCGCGCCAACGTTCGAATCAGTACGTAGCGACATTACAGCCATTTTAAACGCAGTCAATTTTCCAGCTACGGCATGGCGCGCAACTCAGGCAGGCGCTGGATTTATCGATGCGATCTCGTATATCGCCTATGAGGTGCGCTCAAAAGCTGCGCTCGTGGCTCAATTTTGCTTGCCGCAATACGCAACAGGCGACACCCTAACAGCAAGCGCGCTACAAAACTACCAGCAAACGAGGGAGCCTGCGCGCGCAACTATCGGTAACGTGGTCGTATATGGGACCGGCACTGTCGCCGAGGGTGATCCGATCGTGTACAGTGGCACGCAGGTTTATGCGTCCACTGGCGCGTATACTCTCGATGCCAACGGCGTTATCGTGGAGGTCGAGAGCATTGATCTAGGCGAAATCGGAAACCACTCAGGGCAAACGCTCGCAAGCGCTAACGGCAATTTTACGATCATCGCGTCAAACGGGTACGATTGGATCACTACGCTCGGCCTAAACGAGGAGACTGATGATCGTTTGCGTCAAAGATGTTTGGCCTATCCGCTCTCGCGCGCACCATCTGGACCAACCGAGTTTTATCAGTATTGGGCATTAAAAACCGACCCATCGATTACCAGAGTGCGCGTAATAACGCGCAATTATAGCTCATACGGTTACCATGTCGAGGTGCGTTTAGCCACTGATTTTGGCCCTGCTACGAGCGCGCAAATAGCGGCAATACAAGCAGTTTATAACACGAAACAAGTACATGGGATCATCCCATACGCAAGCGCAGCTGTTTCTACACCCATCGTTTTGACTGGATTTGTCTACGGACGCACAGCGCAAGATCTGGCCAACTCGCTAAACGCGCTTTTACGGAGCCACCCAGCAGGTGAGCCGCTATACGATGAACAGATCCTCGATGCTATCGGCGGGAGACGTGCCACGGTGCGATATGCGGATGGACGCGCTCTAACGTCCGGCCTGTCTCTGGCGGCAAGCGATGTATACACGCTCACGAATTTGATCCAGGTCATGCCATGATCTCATACGAGCGTTTCGCAAGCGCGCTCATATCCATTGGATTACGAGGCGTTTATGCGTCAAGATTAATCCGTGCTGTTGCGTTGATAGCCGAATCATCAATGGACCAAATGATCGAATCGGTGCGATGTAGTGTGCCAACGTTTGCGCCAGACTGCGCGTTAACGACAATAGGCGAGCCATACCGGATCATTAGATCGCCCGATGAGCCTAGGACCAATTATGCTGCGCGCTTGGCTCAAAAAGAGCCTTGGGTGGATATGTTTGGCACGTTGGAGGGCTTAAAAACAGCCTTTGCAGCGCTTGGCATGACTGACGTATCCATTGCTACGCGATCGGGATGGACGGACCAGCAATACGCAATCGTGGTCCGTCAACCGCACCCATTCGATTGGTCGTGGGAGTGGGGCCAGTCAGGCTTGACTTGGGGCGATGGCCAGGCCTCTTGGGGTGGTGATTATGACGCGTATTTGGTCGATGTCGTAAAGTCGATTTGCGCGCATCATCGCGGAGCGCATGCCATCCCAATGGAGTTGATCGTTATCGTCTCTGGCGATATCGACGCGAATTTAGAGGCCACTGCTGGATCTAAGGTCGCCAGGTTTTTAATATCATATCTAGTGGATAGAGGGTAAAAATGAGCCAACCTGTAATCGCAAACGCGCAATATAATCCTGATGTACGCGTACCAAAAGACCTCGCACACGAGCCAGTTAACGCTGCTTCGTTGCTCGAAAGCATCCAGCCACTAACGGACAGCAGCGCGTATTTTAACGCTGTTTTAGAGGCTGGCATAAACAAAATGCAGATCGTTTATGGCCTATCAGCGATGCGCGCGTACTCTACAGCAGTCCCAAACCAAATGGTCTACTGTCAGGGGACAGGTATTTATATCTGCGAAAACACTACGGTTTCGGAGCCAGAACCGCACCAGTTGACGATAACTGGCACAGGCCGACGATGGACCAATGTGGCAGGTTTAAGCGCGTTTCCAACGATTGCTACGTCAACATATCGCGCGCTGGCCGCGGTTGGTGATAGATATAGGCTCCTAAATACAGGTCGTACGCGCATGGTTTCGTACGAGACTGGGGCATTTTCTGTGCCATATATAGCCTCATCATCGAGGACTGAGGCTTGGGTATGGCGCGCTGAACTGATAACGTCCGAGATCCCCCCTGGCTCAAAACTTGAATTTGAGTGCTATGCTAGCACAAAAGGCGTTGCAAATGACATAGTATTCGATGTCTTTTATGGCGATGCATCATTTTTGATTCCGCAAAATATTCCAAGCTTGACATCCGTCGTCTCGGGCGAAGCGCCCGGTTATTTTGCGCGTTCGTCAGGTCTTTCGGCTTCATACACGCCAATTTTTGGCACAGCCTACCAAGCAGCGTATGCCGCGGCCAACACGCGCGCTTTTGCGTTGATCGTGTATGGCGCGCAGCTTGATTTCCCCGTCTATTTTAAAACACGCGTAACCGTGCAGGAGCCAGTCTAATGATCGAAGCCTTTCGTTTCGGCGACGCAGTGACAGTCAACTGCGCGCAAAATACCACTCTATCAGATCCAAGCGTGCGCGTTATACGTCTGATCGGCACGCTTGCCGCAGAACGCTCTCTAGCCGTGCCTGTGCGAGCAGGTGCTGATTATGATGTGGTCGTTGATACCGTGGCCTATGGAGTCAATTTTGGCCCTGGGGTGCATCTAGCAGTGGGCGATCGTGCGCGCGTAGTGCATGATGGAGTTGGATGGAAGGCTGTTACGCTCTCGGCAACGCAGACACTGGACATAGACGCAATGTCCGTCAAGACAACTCCAGTCGCTGATGATCTGATCATCATAGGCGATTCAGAGGACTCGAATCTACCTAAACGCACCACTATATCACAGATCAAGGATGAATTATCGACACTCGGAGGCGAGGTTACAGGCCCGATCGAGAACACTGTCGTTAGTGAGATCAGGGGGTACGGGTTTTCCGCTGATACCCCTGGCGCAGGCGATGCGCTCATAATCTCTGGAGGTGAATGGGCTCCTGCTACTGTGGTTTTACAGTCCGAATACGACTCTGAGGTCCCAGGTGCGCTGGCAGATATCACTGCGCTCACGAGTGGACTCGTGGGGACAACGTTGCCAACGACGTTTACGACCACGCATACGACAGCTCACGCAAAATGGCTCGTCGGAGGTATCGCCTACGCTGGCGAGGTAATACCCACAGAGGCGAGAGAATTCGCCGTATCAACGACTCACCCAGAGCTCCTCAAGGAATCCGTAGGAGGCGCAAGCGCGCTCACGCTTAACAGCGCATCAGATTGGGAGCTGTATCCGCTCAGTGACTCGTGGAAAACGATCCTGATTGGGACGTGGAAAGCTTACCGCGCTTGGAATGGAGGTTGGATTTACAAGCACTTGATTGATGACTGGCGGCCCTATTTGCAGCAAGATCAGGGCCTGAGCTTGCACCAAAACAACATAAAAAGACTATCTTATATGGATCAATACATCTCAGGAGGCGCCTATAGATGCAGATATGCAATCGAAGGGATTGATTTCCCGCTCATGACAAATGGCATAGCGTTTGTCGTTGGCGGTTACGTGGTGCACGGCACGTTGTCGGCTGTGGCTCACCCTATTTACTACGAGGGGACAGGTGATTTGCTGGATCCCCTCGTAGTTAAAACGACAGGGATTGGGGCCAATACGTCGCAAACGATTTTAGAGGGGCAGTATTTTTGCACACATGTATTCGCGCACCAAAGTGGGCGGATTTCTGTCAACGGAACCATGCAGTCTTTTGCCATAAAAGACATCGTTTATGGGATCCATGCTGATATGCGCGCAGTACACGCGTATTGCAACAACTCGCCAACGACGGCAAGCGCCACGAGCGGAGTATTGACAACAAACATGATCCCGCTCGGATCGTTGATCTATAAATTCGAATCTGGCGCGCCTGTTTTGCAGGAGTTTGACGGAGTGGAGATCTGGCCCTACGAGCCACCTATAGCAAAAACGCTCCCTGCGAGGTACGACTATAGCAACACAGACCCTGTTGGCGGAGTGGCGCACAGTGCCGGCAAACTAACAATCCAAATCAGTATCGGAGGTGTCGTAACAGCATATGATATTGACACGTGCCAGCATACGGCAGGTATCACGGGCAACCGTGGGGGCGCCATTCGCGCTAATGGAGCTTTTGCGGCGGCCGGTATTAAAACAGCCAACGATTATCTGAGGTTGTTTGTACCAAAACCACCCAACGCAGATTCGCACGTGTATTTCAAGTTCTCGTTCGATGCTCATAAGCGCAGTGGAGCTTCCCACTCGCACTATTCTGCTGTGTATGATTTCGCGGCGTCTAGCACAGAAACAGACATTTCACTGCTGTCAAGCGTTGGCACTACCCCATTTCAAGCCGTTGGCGCTGCGGCATCAGGAGATTACTACGTGATCACACTGATTACGCTCAACACATTGACAGATCTTGACGTAGAGGGGATTTTTGATATGGCCGAATGGAGGATTTACAGCACATGATCGGATTAGGATTTCGAATGGGCTTGCCGAACGGGTCTGCGAGCAGATACCGCAAAAAGTGGGATTTTAGCGTCATGGCGCCAGGGGCAAACCCAGCGCCATACGGGCTGGGCTACACCTGCGCTACGACAGACAGATATGTGCAAAACAGCACGTCTGATGGCGATTTGCTGATATCTGGGATAGGTCAAGATCAGCTGTCCATAGGGCGATGGAAATCGGACCTACTCTATGGTTTAAGCCTGAGCCCTGCGATAACCAACCTGATCGGCAACCCTCGCACACAAGCGACTTGGGGCGCTGCCAGTCCTGGCGCTGGCGGGAGCCATGTGCGCGATCAAGCCGGTGTTGACGGTACGGCAAACGCAGCGTGGTATAGCGACATCAAGACGGCAGGCGATTACAGCGCGTACGTGCAAGGCTTCGCGCATACCGCCAATTCGTGGGTGTCTGATTACGTCCGTTGCCCAACGGCAAGCGTCGGATCGTCTCGATCGCGTATTCGGCCGTACCGTGTTACGACTGGCGCGCTATCGTACCCAGGCTCGGCGGACGATCTGGTATCTGGACGCGCGCTGACAGATAGATGGGTTGCTCAGCGCAGAAATATCGTTGACGCATCCGGAGTCACAGCAGGGTATCTGGCATGCGTGTCAGGCATCCGCGCAGGGCAATACGCGTCTGCTATGTCGCCGGGCAACGTCCAGATCACGGACTGTCCGCAGTGGGTTGCAGGCAAAATACCAGGAGAATTTCATGTAGGGGTAAGGGCTACGGATACGCTCACGATACCGTCTACGGCGTTGTTGACGGCATCCGGACAGGTGCGTTTAGAGCTGGCGTTTTACCCTAAAAGCTCAATGGATTCGCACAACATTTTGGCCAAACTGTTGTACCTGGACGCCAACAATACAATCCAATACAACGGAATTAGCGGAGGGAAGGCAAAAGTTTATATTCGTTCTGGCGGCACGATCGACCAGGCTATTACGTTTGAGTACGGATACACGGCTCCCGTATACACCGATATGGTATTGACAAGCGTGCCTTTGGTGAGAGTGTATTTTGAGTGCGGAGGGGGAGCTGCATATAATAGAATTTGGATCAAGGATGGCAGCTCCGCTGCTGTCCTAATTCACGAGCGCGCTGGAACGCCAGCATTTGCTGCTGGAACGTACTCTGTTTTATCAGGGAGCACGACAGGGATGCTGGGCGTACATCTCGTTTCAATGGGCATTTTGAAAGCTGGGCAAAGACCAGCCTGGGTGGTATAATGCAATTATCTAAATTCGATGTTGTAAACAGTGCGATGTCTGCGATGTCTGACGTAGCAATGAGCGCGTTGGAGTCTGTGCCATGCGTGTTTTTTGGGTGCATATTCGACCCGGCAAACGTGAGCGCTCCTGATGGGTGGACGTTGACGTACTACCCGTCAGCTCCGATGATCCCGATCGACCCAGAGGATCCTATGGCAGGATTTTTGCCCCAGTTGCCACAGGTTGGCGATATATGGGAGATGCGCAAAATCATGGAGGATCCAAACGTTCTTGGACCTGCTGCACAGGTTTCGCGCTTTTTTGATCTGCAGTCTTGGCCTCTATCGATGGGCACGTTGCAGGTGCCTGCGCTACCTGAGGTCCTAGCGAATTTGGACGCGCTCACAGAATGCGGAGTCGCGTTGTTAACTGATGTTGAGTACACGGGGAATTCCCCATACGAAATCGAGTATCGGGCCATAATGGCAGCACTACAGACAGGAGGCGGACCATGAGCAGCGACGTATGCGTACGACACGAAGAACGAATTGTCAACCACGAGCGCAGGATCGAGCTTTGCGAGCAAACAGCGCGCAGTAACGGCGAGTCGATCAACTCGATCCATGACAAGCTAGACCTGCTACACAAGCGCACATCTACCCAGAACGCGCTTATCCCTGCACTTAGCAGCATAGCGTATGTGTTGTATGAGATCGTAAAACACTTCATACACTAACCTACACGTAATGGGTAAAAAAAACCCACTGGGTAAACTGATCGGTTCAGTTTTTACCCAGTGGGTTTTTTGCATACATAGGAAAACGCACGTAAATCACGATTACAGTTTTGCAATATCGTTGGCAGCAGTATTGCACTACTGTATCGCATGGCAAATCAGGATATCACGATTGCTGTACCCGTTAAATCAGCCCGTAAATCAGCCCCCCTGTCTCTGTGTGAGGAGCTGGTTTACGTGGCGCTCCTAGGCGCAGGTGAGGGCGCGTTGCTAGCTCTCGCGATCCTCACTGCGCTAGGTCACTGAGTAGATCGCGAGCAGTCTCTGTGGCTTTTTTAAGCTCTGTCCAAAACGTCCGTAATCCAAAACCAAATATGTTCATTATCTCTGTCGACGTCAGTTTATCAACGTAATACAGCATCAGCAGCTCTCGCTGTCGTACCGGCAAGCCGTGGAGTTTTTGGCAATCAATACGTGCCTCAGATCTAGCCCACGGATCCTCGTCTGCAACCTCCTGAGCCTCGCCGTCGATGCCGTCGACGTCAAACTCAACGCTCACGCTATTCCAACGCTGCGGGCGCTGTGCGGCCATAAACATCCTCGCGTATCCTCTGACATAAGATGTCAAGTAGGACTTGAAATGCTGGTGCGTTGGCCTCCGCAGGTGCGCCTCTATAAACCCGATTTCCCCCTCCTGCAGGAGATCCTCGTGATCGTAGGAGCCTGAGTGTTTGCCCCAAAACGGTTTGAGCAACCCGAAAACGGCCTCCTCGTGAGGCCCTAGGGCGGTAGCGATGATCATTTTTTTTGCTTCCAATGGAATTGTTTTATTTGGTCCAAATCTAGACCTGCTAACGCGTCGCCGCATTTGATCGAGTTGTCCAGCCAGGTCATGCGGTAACCAGAGCTGCGACATAGCAGCCACATGCACAGTTTGGCTGCATCCACAGTTGACGGTTGCAAATCGGCTCCATACACACACTGGACGGCGACCATGCGCATTGCGTCCAGTCTCGATATCTGGAGCGATCCGCTGACGATCGCGCCTAACTGCCTCGTTACCTCCATCAAAAACGCGCCTCCTCCACATGACGGATCGAGGACAGATAATGATAACGGTTTGCGATCAATTAGCAGAGGCTCCAACGTTTTAGCTACGATTTTACGCGTCAATACCCTGGGCGTGTAGTGACTCCCGTAACTGTGGGATATTAGCGCGCTATGGATTCCGCCAAATAGCTCCAACGGTAGCGATTTGTAGTCCAGTAGCACGCCGTTGGGCTTGTAGACGACATTTAACACTGCTAGCAGATCTGCATCGGTAACAGGAGCGAGCGCAATCCACGGATGCATTGCGTTGTCAAACACCGGAGATCCATAGACTCTGTGGAGGTGCTCCATCTCCTGGACGAGTGTTCGATAGGCGCCAAATTTGGTATTTGAGGCCTCCTCCAACAGGTTGCCGTAAACGATTTGCAGCGCTCTAGATGTCAATCGCATAGACTCAGACCAGGCCATTAACAGCAATCTAGTTATAAACACGGCAGCTCCGCGACGGAGCCCGCCACCCGTTACGAGCTCTGAGGTGAGCCAGTCCGAACGAAACCCGTATTGGCTCGCGTTTAGGTAAGCCTGGATCAGCGGTTCAACAGCATGAGCGATTTTCCCGCATAGTTTATAGTCGTTGTTGTCCTCCGGCTCCGATACGTCACGATCGGTAAATTCACCAGGTATCCGAGCTCGATCCAGTTTGATACGAGCGCGCTCTACGTACGGCAAGCCCCCCCACGGGTTGGAGGCGACGGTTGACACTAGATCGTTAATCATTTGCAGCCCTCCGTTTTATAGTCCTCTCTCGGAGGACTTTGAGCCAAATCGCGCGATCGACTGGCACGCGCACGCGCGCGCACCATCTCGACCATG